GAGGTACCATCCCTGAAAAATTTGTGAACACACAAATTCCAAAGTACGAATTGGCGTACATTGCTAAAGCTTATCTACAACAATCTAACCAATTGTTTGTTACCAGAGTATTGGGTTTATCGGGTTACGATGCGGGTCCATCTTGGTCAATTACAACAATTGCGAATGTTGACCCAACTACAATAGGTTTCAGTGGTTCACCACAAGCTTATACAGTAAATTTTTCGGGTAATACTGGCGGAACTGTAAATTTATTAACTTCATTCCCATCAGTTATTCAAAATAATTTGAATACACCCTACACACAATTTGACGGAAGTACAAGTACTTTATTAACCGAGATTGATACTCAATTAAGTGGTATTATTGCAAGTTCGGCAACATCCGCAACTACAATATACTATTATGGTACAGTATCTTCAGCTATCACACCAAGTGTTTCTGCATATACTGCGTCGACCAACGTATATCAAGTTTCAGGTGTAACAACCTCTGATGCCGATTATACAGCATCAACTAATGACTCTTGGTATTACGCTAACTTTAATATCTCATCAGGAGATAATTACACAGGTTATTCTTGGTTCTCAGTTGTAACATCATTGACTAACTTAGGTTCAGGAAATTTCTCAGGAACCGTTTCGGGTTCTGTTTATTACTACTCAGGTACTGCGTATAGTGAATATAATAATATGGTTGCAGCAACTCTACGTTCAAGAGGTCTTGCAACATATCAAGGTACCAACACAGGTCCTGATTATACAGTTTCAGGTTTAACTGATGTTATTATTAATGATTCAGGAACTTATTCCGCAATTACACAAAACCCATTTGCAACATTTGCTATTTCGGGTCAAACTGCGGATGGTACCGACTTCAGTTTTGTAACATCATTGAATACTTCAGACACAAATTATATTACTAAAGTATTTGGTCTCAAACTTATTAAACTACTCATATAATAAAGGTTATATCAGAGGTCTTAACTCTGATTTTATCGCATTACCTGGTTTAAGATACTCTTCAACAACAGACACTATCGCAGATTATTTGGTTCCTTATAAATCAGCTGAATCACCTTGGGTTGTATCACAACTTCGTGGTAACACAGTTCAAAGATTGTTCAAAATAATCACAGTTTGTGATGGTGACTCGGCAAACCTACAAATTAAAATTTCAATTCAAAACATTTCATATACTAATGGTTCATTTGATTTAGCGGTTCGTTCGTTCTACGATACTGACTCAAATCCTGTAGTTATTGAAAAATTCACTAATTGTAGTTTAGACCCAGCGTCTAACAGTTATGTGGCTGTAAAAATTGGTACATCTGATGGTGAGTACGCATTGAATTCAAAATACATCATGTTGGAAATGAATGTGGATGCTAACCCCGATTCGTTACCTTGTGGTTTTGAAGGTTATGAAATTAGAGAATATGCTAACGCAACTCCTCCATTCCCTGTATATAAAACATCATACAATTACCCAAGTGAAATTATTTATAACCCACCATTTGGTACAACTGCGGGAGATAATACAGTTCAAAGTGCTGGAGATAGAGTAAGAACATCTTACTTAGGTATTTCATCACAAATTGGTTATGACCCTGACTTCTTTATGTTCAAAGGTGTTCAAAAACCAAATAACTTGTGTGAAGTTGACCCTGCAGAACCATGGAATTACCAAACAAAAGGTTTCCACATGGATTCAGGAGCAACTGTAGTAACAATTGCTGTCGGTCCAACATCAGGAACACCAGCGTTTGATTGTGGTGACGCATCATTCCAAAGTGACCCTGAAACACCTGCTAATCCATACTACCAAATCCAAGCAAGAAAATTTACTTTCTTGGTACAAAAAGGATTTGACGGTTGGGATATCTACACTGAAAAGAGAACAAATGGTGATAGATTCCAATTAGGTGGTGCGGGATATCAAAAAGGAGCTTGTTCAAGTGCAAGATATCCAAACGCAACGGGTTGGGGAGCTTTCAAACCAATCGCTATTGATAACTTCACTGACTACGCAAACACTGATTACTATGCTTACTTGTTAGGTATTAATACATTTGCAAACCCTGAAGCTACTACGATTAACGTATTCGCTACACCGGGTATTGATTACACTAACAACTCAAATTTGGTTGAGGATGCTATTTCAATGATTACATTTGACAGAGCGGATTCAATCTATATTTGTACAACACCAGATTGTAACTTAAATATACCTGTACAAACGGGTAACTTTATTTACCCAACAGAAGCGGTTGACAACTTGGTAAATACAGGTATTGATTCTAACTACACAGCAACTTACTATCCATGGATTTTGGTTAGAGACACTGTAAACAATACACAAATTTACTTACCACCAACAGGTGAAGTTTGTAGAAACTTAGCATTGACTGACAACATCTCATTCCCATGGTTCGCAACTGCGGGTTACACAAGAGGTTTAGTTAATTCAATCAAAGCTCGTAAGAAACTTACACAACAAGACAGAGATACATTGTATCAAGGTAGAATTAACCCTATCGCAACTTTCTCTGATGTTGGAACTGTAATTTGGGGTAACAAAACACTTCAAATCGCTGATACGGCATTAAACAGAATCAACGTAAGAAGATTGTTGTTACAAGCTCGTAAGTTAATTTCAGCGGTTTCTGTTAGATTGTTGTTTGAACAAAACGACGCTAAAGTAAGACAAGACTTCTTGGATTCTGTAAACCCTATCTTGGATGCTATCAGAAGAGACAGAGGTTTGTATGACTTCCGTGTTACAGTAAGTAACTCACCAGAAGACTTAGACAGAAACACAATGACAGGTAAGATTTACTTGAAACCAACAAAAGCGTTGGAATTCATTGAAATTGATTTCTTGATTACTCCAACAGGAGCATCATTCGAAAACATTTAATAAAAATAAAGTGGGAGGTAACACTCCCACTTTTTAGCCGATACACAATAGATGAAATTAAAAAAAATTGTAAAAGAAGGTTTTGATGACGCAGGTACACCGGACTTAAAGTATTATGCGTTTGATTGGGACGATAATTTAATGTATATGCCGACAAAAATCATTTTACAAGATGAAAATGGTAATGAAGTTGGTATGTCTACTGAAGACTTTGCGGAACATAGACACCAAATAGGAAAAGAAGAGTTCGATTATAATGGACATAAAATTGTTGGATATGCCGACCAACCCTACAGAAATTTTAGAGAAGGTGGTGATAAACAATTTAAGATTGATGCCATGAAAGCTAAAACTGGTCCTGCTTGGTCTGATTTTGTGGAGGCAATAAATAACGGTTCAATATTTTCAATAATAACCGCTCGTGGACACAATCCTGAAACATTAAAAGATGCGGTTTACAATCTAATTGTGTCTGACCATCAGGGTATAAATAAAGACTTATTATTAAAGAATCTTAGAAAATACAGGGACATTTCAAATATGGAGGACAAGTCAGATATGGAATTAATTAAAGACTATCTTGACATGAACAAATTTTATCCCGTTAGTTTTCTTGACCCAACAGGTGCCGGAAATCCCGAACAATTAAAAGTGGACGCAATGAGGGAATTTATTTCTTATGTGAAATCTCAAGCAAAACAATTAGGTAAAAAATTATATCTTAAAAATGATGTGAAAAATAATTTTGTTCCTAGTATTGGTTTTTCAGATGATGATATTAGAAATGTAGAAGTAATGAAGAAGAGTTTTGAAGATGAACCAATATTAAAGAACTACTATACTGGTAAAGGAGCTAAAACTAGATACTAATGGAGTATAATTTTGAAAAAAACAAAGTAAAGACAAAAATTTTCCAGTAGTATGTATTTATATAGAAATAAACTAAAACAAAAGTAAAAAAAACAAATATACCATGGCTGATTTATTAATGAAAATGCCGGTTCCTTACGAACCAAAAAGAGCGAACCGATTTATATTGAGATTCGACACAACTTTAGGTATTAATGAATGGTTCGTAGAATCATCAGGAAGACCATCTATCGACATCAACTCTACAGAAATACAATTTTTGAACACTTCTACATTCGTGGCAGGTCGTTTCAAATGGAACCCAATTTCTGTTAAATTCCGTGACCCAATTGGTCCATCAGCAACTCAGGCTCTTATGGAGTGGGTTCGTTTACACGCAGAATCTGTTACAGGTCGTATGGGTTATGCTGCAGGTTACAAGAAAAATGTTGACCTTGAAATGTTAGACCCAACTGGTGTTGTCGTAGAAAAATGGATTTTGGACGGATGTATGATTACTAAAGCAGCTTGGGACAACGTGGCTTATAGTGATGACAAATTAGCAGGATTAGACGTTACATTACAAATGGACCGTTGTATCTTGGTTTACTAATATAGTATTTACTTTTATATTGATTAATATTTAATCTAAGGTATATTTAACACAGGGACTAATTCCCTGTGTTTTTTTTTATGGATGAAAATTTAATGAAATATGGTCAACAAGAATTTAACTTACCACACGATGTGGTTAAACTTCCTACAGAAGGTAAATTCTACAAATCAAAAAAGAAGTCGGTTAAAGTAGGTTACTTAACAGCCGCTGATGAAAATACAATCATGGCTTCAAACGGAGATGACTTGGTTATGAGTTTACTACGTAGTAAAGTTTATGAACCGGATTTAAGACCTGA